CATTCACGCCGGCGGTAGCGGGCGCGGCGAAGCGCTTGAGGTAGTCCCAGGCGACGGACTTGGCCTGCGAGCGATACGGCGCAACGTAAGCGTAGTGCGCGTGGGGCCGCTGCGCGGTGATCGCGGCGCGGATCAAATCGTTGACCGCGGCGACCGTTTTCCCTGCGCGGCGGTGCGCGACGAGGCAGGCCCAGCGTTGCGTGCGGCGATGGAATGGCAGGAACGCCCGCCGAGGCGCGTAGGGCAACTTGACCGTCTGAACGCGCGGCGCGCTCACTCGGGCTCGCTCCACTCGTAGCGGATCACCTGAGGCCCGCCCTCGGGGCCGGTTACCTCGGTGCGCGCGAGCTTCGGCACGTGGTACTCGACCAGGTCTTGGATGCACCGAAACGCCGCCAGCGGGCCTTCCTCGGCCTCGATGCGCTCGAGCAGGTGGCCGAGGCGCGGCGTCTGCTGCTCGACGAACGCAGCAATGGCCTCGCGGGCGTTCGCGGTCGAGCGGTTCGGTCGCCCGGCCCTTGATCCGCCGCCGGTTTTCTTGCCCTTCGCCATGGCAGATTATCGCAAATCGCGATCAGGCATGGTCTGCATGGCCCAAATCATGCCCCGCCCCACGCCATGCGTCAACCGCATATCGCCCTGCGTTCACGCCCACCTCTCGCCGCACCTCCGACCCGAAACCGCCTAGAGCGGCCCTAGGAGCGCCGAAACCCGGTCGCCCGCTACCCTGCGTAGGGTCAGCGGGCTTCCGGCGTTCCTGCGCCATCCTCGGCGCTTCTGGAGGCATCCGAGGCGAACCGCGACCTGAACTTCGCCATCGCGGCGTCGAATTCAGCCTTCTGGGCGTCGGTCATAACCGAGTACCGCCCCACCGGCCTGTCGCCCTCGACCGGCGCCGCGATCGCTCGCCGCAGGAGGTGCCGCTGGCGGTGCGCGGCCGCGACCTCGGCGTCGAGCAGCTGGCAGACCTCGGCATACGAGGGAAACCACTTGCAGGACCGCGCGGCCGCGTCGAGGCTCGACCGGGTGTAGGCTTGCCTCGGGTAGGCCAGCATCGCCGCGTAGGCCGCGATCCGCGTCCTGGCGTCCTCGGCGCTAAGCTGGCCCGCGACGAGCGTCCCAAGCGCGCCGAGCCACCGCTCGACCGTCGCCTGCGGCGCGGGCTGCAACGCGTCCTCGACGGCCTGCAGGGCGCGCTCAGCCTCGGCCCGGACGCTCGGGGGGATCGAAAGCTGCGAGCCCGGCGTCTCGGTCTCGGCCCTCTGCAGCCAGCTCCCGAGCGACTGCGAGAAAACCGTTGCCCGTGCGAGATCCTGTGCCATTCGTCGTCCTCCGTTCGCTCGTGCGGCGCACCCAGTTCCTCCAGGTCGCGCTCCAATTGACCTTCCGCCCGTCCGCGCCGGGCTTGCTGTGCCAGTAGTCGCGGAACGACGCCGCCTCGCGCTCGACCGCCACGCCGAGGGCGCCGGCGAACGAGCGGTCCTCGTCCGAAGGCGACCAATCGTCGGGCAGGCGGGTTCCTCGATCGGCGCGCTCTGCGCGCTTCCCCCCTGCACCCCCCAGAACAGACTTATCCGGTTCTGTTCTTTCATGGGTATTGGGTAATGGGTCATGGGTAATGGGTGGTTGAACGTCCGTTGAACGGGCGTTGAACCGCCGTTGCGCGGACATCTTCCCTGCCCTAGAGGCTTGTTCCTGCTTGCTTTTGCAGCGCACAATTTCTTCGTCAGCCCGCCGATTGACCCATCCCGAGCCCTCGACCAGCTCGAAAAACTCGCCCAGAACCGTCGCCACCTCGGCTTCGTGTTCGCGCATGTTGATGGCCCGTGCAACGTCCGCTGAACGGGCGTTCAACGGGCGTTCGTTCATGTAGTAGAGGTCGAGCAGCCGCCGATAGGCGAGATCTTCCATCAGCGTCAGGTGACGCGTATGGCTGGCGTAATCGCCAATGTGGAAGGAGTAGAAGCGCATCACGCTTCATCCCGTGCCTGCTTCAGCAGCTCGCGGATCTTCGACTTGTTGCGGTCGTTGTACCGCTTCACGCAAGCGGTACAAGACGCGCTGGTCGTGTAGCGCTGCGTGTTTCCGCAAATCTGGCAGGGCTTGCCAAAGTACTTGCCCTCGCCGCGCTTCGCTGCGTCAATCCTGGCCGTGTCCATGATCCAAATCCTTTGGTTAGGGTTTGGCTAGACTAAGCAAACCAAAATCACGCGTCAAGTTTGGCGGAGCGGCGGGTGCGGACCATCGCAGAAACGCACGGCCGGGGCTGCGTTGACGGGCGAACCCGCTGGTCAGCTTGCGGAGCTCCGCCGCCCGCCGGCGACGGCAAGGGAGGGCCCGGCCGCGGTCACTATAGGCTCAGGTCGAGCTTAACGCCCAGCCGATCGGCGTAGAGCGTCACCGCCTGCAGCCGCTCCTGCTCGCGCGCCCGCTTGCGCTCGTCGCAGCGCAACTGCACGACGCGCACCAGCGCCGCCGGGTCGTAGCCCGCGCTCTTGATCTCGACCTTCAACTCCTTGAGGTCCGCGCGCGTCTCGTCGGCGGCGTCGAGCAGGCGCGTCAGGCGCTCGGCGTAGCGGGTCAGGTCGTCATTCGTCATCGGTCATCTCCTCCAGAAGGATCTCGGCCCGAGGGTTCTCGCGGTCGAGATGGTGGTACAGGTGCATTTCTCTCACCGCGCGGTCGTTGCGGTAAACGCGGCCCTGCAGCGCGTCGAGGATGAGGCTCGGGTCAAGATCCGGCCTGCGCGAGGCGTAGTAGAGATGCGCCGTCATGCGGATCGGCTCGAGCAGCTGGTCCTGCGCCGGCAGTTCCGGCACCTGACGCGCAACCGCCTCGATGTACGCAAGGCCCTTCTCCGACTTGATCACCCGCAACTTCGATCCAAACCGCACGATGCGGCGGCTGTTGGCCTTGCTGGCGGGCTCGCCTAGGATGGTGCCGCGCCACGTTCTCATGTTTCTGTCGCATTCAGAATGCGTTGGGCAAGCCTGCGCGCAGCCACATGATCCATCGTCACTTGTACGATCTCTCGCTTGCCGACGATCACGATCATTCTGACCCATCTTTCGGTCGCGAAATCATCGCCCAAATAATCAACTTGAAACTCCGTCCCTGGGTCGCTCAAGGCGAGGTAAAACGGCGCGGGATATTGACGCCTGCGGGCGACCTCTTCGTGGTGCGCCTTCATGGCATCGCTTATCTTTCGCATTACGGCGACCCTCCTTCTGAACTCCGATTTTCCGCCAGCATCGCCCCGCTCGACCCGGTCATCGACCGCTCTTGCAGCGGCGGCGTCCATCGCAGCAGGCGCTGCGGGCGAATTAGGTGCGCCGGGATGTCCTCGTACCTGCGGCCGCGCATCAGCTTCGGCCAGAGCTTCTCCGCTCGCGCGACGCAGGCCTCGGGATCGGTTGATCGCGTTTCGGGCTCGGCGATGTCCTCGAAGTCCGCGATGGTCGGCGCGATGGGAGCGACGGTGCGACCGAGCGCGAGCGCTTGCCTGCCCTTGTCGGTCAGCCGAACGCGCGCCTTGCCGACCTCGATCAGCCCGCGCCGCCGCAGGCTGTGGACGCCCGAGTGCAGCCGCACCCGATGCGTGATCTGCGCGCTCCACGCGAGCCATGCGTCGATCGGCGCCTCGCCGCCAGCCGCGTCGAGGTACTCGACGACGAGCCGGGTGTAGCCGTTCGACACCGCCGCCTTGAAACGGCTGCCGCGGTGCACCTTCTTCGCGGGCGTGAACCAGTAGGTCCAGCCGCAATTGGGCGGCTTGCGCGGAGCGTAATCGCTATCGACCAGCTCGCGGCGCTTGAGGTGCGCGAGCGCCATCAACACCAACCCCCTGTCCATGCTAGCCAGCACTTCGCACAGCCGCTGCGTCGAGGCGCGTCCGCCCTCGGCACGCAGCGCGTTGGACACGCGCTCTATCGCGGTGTCGCGCCTCATCGCCGTGCCTCGCGGCGCGTCGCGGCGACCGGGTCGAACGCGAGGCGCTTGGCGCGCGCGATGCGGAAGGCCTCGAGCTGCCGGGCGGCAGGCAGCCGCTGGCGGCGCTTCCAGTTGGAGATGGCCTGCGGCGTTGTGGAGAACGCGCGGGCGGTGGCGTAGGTGCCGCCGAGAGCGGCGATGAAGTCGGTCAAGGTCATGTCTCGACGGCTACTACACGCGCGGTGTAGAGGTCAAGCACACAATTCCACGGAAAGCGCTTGCGCGGGTAAAGCGATGGTGTATGTTTCGCCTTGCCCGGGTGGTGCCGGGCAGAAACCAGGAGGGACAAACGATGCTTCGCGACGAGAACGATCACGGCGAGAGCTACGCGCACACGCGCGACTATTACGACTTCATCGAGGCGAGCCTGCGCCGCCTCAAGCGCGCCGAGACGCAGGCGATGAACAAGATAGTCGCCGCGTTGGAGGAGCTGCGCGAGGTCACCGAGCGCGAGTGGCAGGAGCCCTCGGGCTTCACCGACGCGCAGGACGCGCAGGCCAAGCGCAACTGGCGCGACGCCCTGCTCAACGCCGACACGC